CTTCTCTCTGTGGGTCATCGGAATGTATTACATTAAACTCCGTATGGATCGCTACTTCACCCGATGAAAAAGATTGCTTCGGTTATCTTTCACCCACTCACTGTCATGAACTTATTGATCTGTGGGTCACTGGGATTGATTGAATTGATCCACACCAGAGCACATCATACTCTAGAGACAGATGTCCACGGACATGTTCATAGAGCACTACAAAAAAACCCAGAGTTAGCACGTTCTACCTGCTGGGAATTGGATGATTGAATTCCATAAATCTGGAAAAAATTTTCCCGCAATTTTTTGCCCGAAAAGGTCAACCAGTTGCTTTTAGTCTCTGATTGATATAGTTTCCAGACTTCTTGTAAAGGTTCTGCTTTCTAAAGTCATCAACAAAACCTTGAAGGTATCCTGGTTTGAGAAGATAGATTTCTCTCTTCTTTTCATTCTCATCATGGAACCATTCAGCAACGGTAACGGGACCACAAATCTCGTTACCGTTTTTTGTTGTGATAACACCGTCGATGTTTAGTTTGTGTGTTCCATTGTAGAATGTCTCATCTACATGTTGACCTGCTTTGTATGGTCCAATCTCATCCGTTTCGTAGTGATGAATCTCTGAGTATGGATCAACATACTCACTCTCTAATACTTTATAGATCTCATAGTTTGTCATCGGCCAGTCATACTGTACGTTGACCATGTTGTTGACCAGAAGAATTACCCAGTCATAAAATGGATTGCCGTATGCTTTCTGTGCTAGAGAGTCTGGACGTTCTCCATCTTCAATCGTATAAGTCTTAAAGATTACAGCATTAGAAAATACATCGTCATTGACTTTGTATCTGCGAAAGAAATTCTTTGCTACAACAAAATCAGATTCCGAAAACGGATAACTGATTGGTTTCTCATCGTATTCGATGTTAGGAACAATTGAAAAATACATTAGCGGACACCGTTGTTTGCAATATCTTCTGCGAATACCAGTTTGGTCTCTTGGAAGTTGATGCTTAACTGAATCGCTACGGGCGATCCATCACTGTATGTAGCATATGCTCCATCTGGTGTGTAGTTTACATCAACCTGAGTCACCGCACAAATTTTATAGACAGGAAGTGCTGGGTGTTGACCTGGACCCTTCATGAATGAGACCTTACATAGATTTGGAACTCCAATAAATCCTGCTGTCAATCCTTGATTAGTAGCACCAAATATCTTACCTGGATTCTTTGATGGCAGGGTACACATTTTAAATACCCTACAAATTTCTTGAATTTCAACAGACTCATCAACATTTCTAGGAACCATCTTGAAATTCAGTTGGAAATTTCTCATGTCATGACCACTGAATAGTAACTCAGTGTTTGGATTCAAAATAGCACCAGAGATAGCACCAAAGACATCATCGTTTGATAGCGAGTCTCCTGTAATTTTTTGAATGCCTTTTCTAATTGCTGCTGATCCACCTAGAGCAGGTAATCTTTCAATAGCATTTGCGAGACCTGTAGCAGCATTATCTAATTTGTTTAAACCTTCAGCACCAGCAGATCTCAGTACATCAGTGGCGATATTACTGAATGCTTTACCACCCCAGTTTGCTTTGAAACCAGTTGAGATATCTTCTGGCATATACATGATGATAGAGTTGTAATCATCACCCGCTTGTTCATAGTCTTTTGCTCTATTGTAATCAAAGTTATTGCCAGCAGTTGCTAAAAGATTTGTTCTTTTATCAGTCAATACATTTGAACGTGTGCGACCAATACCTTTTCTTCTTTGTTGTGCGTTTCTTCTATCAGGAGTAGGATCTACTCTTTCTGTACTTCTATAGTTTTGATCGCCACTTTGTCCCTTGAAAGGCGGAGCATATTTGTAGAATTCAAACAAAACATAGTCACTATCTGCTGTGATGTTACCACCACCAAGAGCTTGTCTTGGATAACGTAATACTTTTTCACTGGCATCACTGATGTTTGCTTTAGGTTGTACGATACCACCTAGTTCAAATCCAGTTTGAAGTTCTCTTGCTTTTCTTTCTCTTTCTTCTCTTGCTTCTCGCTGAGATTCTCTTGCTCTTCTTCGACCTTCAGCAGCTCTCTGACGAGGAGTTTGAGATCTTTCACCACTACCTCCAGTTGGAGCACTAAATGCTCCATTAAAGATATCTTGAGATTTTCCGTTAGCTTCGCGAGCTTCTGCTTCTCTTTCACGAGCTTCAACTCGTTTTCTAATAGTTTCGCTATTAGGCATTACTTAGACATCTCCTTAGATTGTTTGGTGCCGTATCCTCTCACTACTCTTTGTCCTGTGATTTTATCGTAGAACTTCTCATCAGTATCTTCCCAAACAGTTTGTCTGTCGATAGGGAATACCATTCCATTGATATTTCTCACATAGTCCTCGGTAGGTAGAAGAATGGCAGTGTCCCATTCATCAGCGGCGAGGTCAAGATATAGACCTTCTACATGGTTACTGAGATATTTATGGAAACATACCTTAGGTATGTCAACTCTACCCTGAATGAGTTTCTTTACAGTAACGATTCTTTTCTTTGGTGATAGGTAATGTAAATTAGCACCCCAGAATTCATCTTTTCCTGGTGCTTTGATGACATATACTAGAGGAAATCTATCATAGTAAGGCAACCATTTCATTTTTGCCTTATACTCAAACATATAAAGATGACCTGCTACTGTATATCTACGCAGTTCATTCTTGTCTTGTTCTTTTGCTGCTCCAACTCTATCTCTTTTTTCTTCTAAGATATATTTGTTGAAGTTCTTTTTGTATTTACTTGCTTCTGCTTTTACAGCGTTGCGATACCATGAGAGAGATTTCTTTTCTCCTCCTGTAGCAGCAGTTACTCTTTCAAAGAGTGTTTTATATCCTGGATCTTTGTTTACAGTGTTGCGCTGTATTGAGGCGAATCCTGTTGCCATTGTTCTAGACTCCTAAGTGATCTTCGGTTAGTATTAAGAAGTTCATCTGCCTGTCTTCACAATACTCTCGCGCAGCAGACCACTTAGTTCGGTTCTTTGCGTAAGTCAGTGCAGCATTACGATAGGCAGCAGTTTTTTTGTTTTTCTCATTCGGGGGTTTTGTTTGTTTCTTGGGTTTAATCTCGATAATATATTTGGTTAACTTACCAGTTTTTTCTTTTACTTTGATGTAAAAGTCTGGGAAGTATCGTCTCACTTTACCATCGGGAGCACGATACGGAATAATTATTTCCTCGCTCCCCCACTCTACTATCGAGGGGTTATTATCACAGAACACCATGAACTTTCGTTCCCAAAGTGATCTATAAACGATGTTAGTTGGGTTGCCACGATACTTACCAGGATTTACAGGTTTGTAAAATCCAGAGTACGCCATAAATATAGAAAGACCAACATAGGTATTTAGTGTGTCAATCAATCGCTTTTTATCATCAATGGCGAAGAATGGCGGAATGTCATTCTCAAATAACTTCGTGGTAGAGTTTGAGGGAGCACCAGTATCCATCCCTAACGAAGATATTGTGGGGGAAACTGTGATGTTTATGTGTGATGAAGCACAGTTACCAAATGTAAATACAGCGACTGGTACACAGAATGGACTCTATACTGGTCTAGGTTCTGTTGATTATCCACACACTAGAATATTTACAGAACTGCAGTTAGGTTTTATGCTAGATGCTAATCTAACTGTTTTGAAGTATCTCAATGAGTGGCATAGTAAAATTTTTATGGAGGGTGGATTAGAAGAGGGACAAACTCTAAATGAGAATAGAATTACTAGATTGCGTTATAGTGATGAATATGTTGCTAAAATTCTGATTACAAAAACTGAAATTGGTCCCCAATCACCTACTGAAAGAAAACCTATCACATATGTTCTGGAAAAAGCATATCCATATTCTATTGATGCCGTTCCATTACAATATGGCACGTCTCAAATTACAAAAGTAACAGCAAACTTTAAATACCAGAGACATTACACTATTAATAGAGATGTCACTAAAATTAAGGATTCAAAAATTTCTGCTGGTGGTACACTAATAAGTGAAGTTGAAATTGGTCCTGGTATCTACCAACAGCAGTGGTTACTACCTAATGGTAAGATTGTAGAGAGAACAGGAAATAAAATAGCACAGCAGTGATTCAAAATTGACTTTTCAATTCCATGAAAGTGGGAAAATTTTTTCCGCTAATTTTTGGTTCTAAAAGTCGCGCTAAATATACATAT